GATGATTAAGTCTGATTATTTAGAAACAAAAGAAGTTTTAATTAACTTCTTTTATAGATTACGCAATGGACGCATTCGCAATTTTATCTATCACTCTTCTAATGTATTGACTACGGTCGACACTGGGGATAGAACTATTGTTGATTTTCCCTTACGCACTTCTACTGTTTCTAAATATGAAACTGATAAGACAGAACTTATACGTAAACTTAAACAATTAAATCCTTGTGTTTCATTTAAACCATCTAAGACTGTTAGAGGTAATTCCTTGATGAATGGAATTCCTGATTGGCTTAGTGAATTTAAATGCTCTCAATTGATTTCTTCTATTGTGAGCATTAGCGATTCAGCTCAAATTTACTGTGCTTCTATCCCTTTAAGATTACTTATTAAAAGAGAAGTTTCTTATCTTAGAACTCATTATTATGAGGATTTAGATAACTACTTACATTTAGTATCCTTGACTCTTTTAGGGACTCCTAGTTATTCTGGTAATTATGAACTAGATTTGAGTACTTATCGCGCCCAGCTTAAACCCCACATATATCCGATTGAGGTTAAATGTTGTAAGCTGCAGTCTTTTGAATACCCGGACGCTTTTAATATTGCTTATGGAGAATTAAATTGGATTTATGATTTTAAAGATTTTGTTTGTATTAAGTTCTCTTTTTCGCGATTTATTGGTATGATACGTTCAGTTCATACAGTTCACAAATTGCAGTGGTCGAAGACCCGTCTTTTTATTATTAGACATTTTCCTCTATTTGAAGACATATTTTCTCGGCGCACTCGTCCTCCATATCTTAAAGATGAGCAAATTAATCCTATATGGTTTTTAGATTTATTACCTCCGGAAATATTCTTTTTATCTCATCGTACAGATAAATTTTATTTAAGGAAAGTGTTGAGCATGAAGGTTCATTCTTTGAGAGATCAACTATTGAACTTTGCACAACGTTACTTACAAATTCAAGATTTGTCTCCCACAGCTTTGAGTATCATGCGAGAAGAGCGTAAGAAAGCTTTTCTTCGCATTCTTAAATTGCCTGAGATACAGTTGAGATTTGCTCAAGGAGAAGCTAAAGCTAGTATTTGTGATTATATATATAATAACTTCCAACCTTTATTGATTAAGTCTCAAGACATGGTTTTGAAAAGTTCTCATGCTTCTGGTGCTAACAAGAAAAGTATTAGTAATTTGCGCCATAAAGAGCGAGATCTTAAATATCTTGATAACTTTGAGTATCACTCATTTGTTAGTTTGACAACTACAAATATATTAGGTGGTGTTGCCATATATACATTTTGTTTGATGGCTGTTGTTGCATCTCTGATACGATTTATCTGGAGTATGGATCAGAAAACTACACTTATAACCCGTGTTGTCCAAGAAACTTTAGACTCTTGGACTCCTAGTCGTGTCTTATCACTTAGTCGCACACAAAATCCAGAAAACATTTTGTTGTGCGTAGAGGTGTGCTCTTTATTAAATATTATTTATGAATGGCAGTATGGTACTAAGGTAGGTATGCTTCGTCACGCTGGTTATTTGGTTATAACTAGAGGACCTCAATTTGTGGAAACTTTGTCTCGACTTATTCAGCATCCTGGTATTTTCACTAGAGAATCTGATGAGGATTCTAGTGATAATTCATTTGTTCCTCAAACTTTGACAGCAGCTCAAGCGAAGGCATTTTCTGACGCCTGCGGACAGATAGCAGCTTTTATCCAGTCACATTTTGGTATGAAAATACCTGAGGCTGACATACGTTTGGCCAATCAGGAATTTACGTACCTTAATAACATCAAAAGAGATGTTTCTGATAAATTTTCTCTTATGATGAACGTAATTAGCGTTATGTGTAGAGTTTTATTCGCATTTGATCCCTTTGATCAAGAATTTCAAAAATTTTCTTTAGAAGTTCTTAATGCAATACAGGATATTTCTAAATTAGAGCAAATTCCTCCTGCAACAAATGAGCAATATACAGCAGTTCTTTCATTATATGAGAGATATACTCCTCTCAGAGTATCTCCTCAAATGTTGCACTTACCTACTTATTTGGGTTCTTTGTTGTCACGTAAGTTATCTGTACTCGAAGAACTTTCCACCTCTGCACGGTGTATTTTAGGTGGTGATACGCGTCGCGTTGAACCAGTTTGCATACTGTTTAGTGGAGAAGCTGGTACTGGTAAGACTACTGCCATGGGCATGATTCAAAGATCTCTAGCAAAAGCAGAGTACAAAGGTAAAATTGATAATTGGACACGTACCGCCGGTTCCCCTTATATGGAAGGTTACCGTAATCAACCCTTTGTTACTATAGATGAATTCTTTTCTTCTACAGATGTTGAGAAAAGGTATGAGGAGGCACTGATGGTTGTAGCAATGGTTAACTCCGCCCCTTACGCCATGAATATGGCTTTTCAAGATAAAGGTAAAACATTCTTCAATTCTCATTATATTTTCATGACGTCTAATGCATTATCAAATAATACAGCTTTGCAAGCAGGTTTGACTGCTGATGGTGCTTTACTTAGACGACTTAGTATTCATGTTGAGAGTAAGAATATTAAATACACTGGAGGAGATTTGGTCTTTACAGTACGTAACTGTGTCCAGTTTCCTCAGTATAACAATCTTGATTTGAATCCTGGACAATTAGCTAATCTTATGATCAAAATAAGGCAGTATAATATACGCCATTTTGAAAAGTTTGAATCTGCTGATGCGGAGTTGATTGATCTTAACCATGAAAATAATCTTCTTCCTGATATTCCTGACCCACAAGATCGTATTGACTTGGCTAGAGATCAATTATTGAATCAATTTGACCAATTAGTTGATGATGTTGTGTTTTCCAGTCATTCTTTTCCAACTTGGGATAATCTGAAATCATCAGCAACTCAATGTTGGAATACTGTTACTGGTTCTGCTATACCTCAAATGACATGGGCCAATGATAATATACGTAATACATATATTACTTTGTGGGCCCAAGTTGTTAGTAGAGAAAGGGCTGATCTTTTTGGTAGTATGACACATGAAGCTATTAAAGGTCTTATTTTGATTTATCTCGTTTGTTCGCTTGGGAAAACGGCTTATTCCTTATTCCAAGTTTCCGAATCATTCACTTCACACAGTGCTGATTTGGATAATCTGGGCAAATCATACAGGAAGTATAATAAGCAAGCTTACAGAGCTGAACGATATATTTCTAAGAAGGATAATTCAGCTAAATACTGGATTAACGTTAAAGGTATGAATAACGTGCCCAATGGACCAATATTTATGCACTCTAAGATACAAACAGCCACACAATATGGTAATTTGGTTAAATCTGTCGTTAAACTGACTGTTTCGAAGACTATTGGTGATAAACTTTTTAGTACGCAGTGTTTGGCTTTGCATATATGTAATGGTATGTATGCTATTTGTGCCCATTTTGCTATAGATGTTTTAAGTGCGGATGAGGGTCCATTTAATTTAGTACGGACTCATGCCAGTAATGAAAATCTTACTAGCTCATTTCCTGATTTTACATTTAGTGAAGAGAATCTTGTTTTGTTGGATAATTTGGATCTTGCCTTTCTTAAATTACCACCTGGTAGAGGTGCACCATCGCAACTCTATGACAAGTTGTGTACTTTAGAAGAATTGCAAGCCGTTTCTCCTAGCTCTATAGCTGATATGCGTTTAGTTGGAGTTAATAACATGGGGCAACCTTGGTTTCGTCTAGTGCAGCTTCGTGAAGGTCGTATTACTCACAATTATAATCACTCGTGCGGTGAACGTCTTTTGATTGTTGATGGATTTACCTACACATCTCTTGAAGACGTGATTTTGAGTACGGCCGGCGATTCCGGAGCTATGCTCTGTGTCACAATGGCTGATGGACAGGTTCGAGTTGTTGGTATGCATATGGGTATCTTTTCTCAGGGTGCTACTCGCAATGGACCCATAGCTGCAGCTAATATGTTGCCTAAAGAACTTATAGAGGATATGCGATTGGTTCCTGCCTTTGTTACTCATAGTGCGGTAGATAATTTTCCCTTAATTGTTGACTCCATTTGTGATAAACCCTCTACAATTCCTGGTTATTCCAAGATTAAACCGACCGAATTTTATGGTTTTCATGGACCTCCCACTTGTGTTCCTGCGAAGATGAGATCATTTATGCATGAAGGTCAGATTGTTGATCCTTTATCCATAGCTTTGAATTCTTATTCGCAAGTTGAGTTACCAGTGGAAGATATGAGTGTTTATTCAGATTTAGTTGAAGGTTATTTTGATTTTCATTATAATCCTATTGAGTGTGCTAAATTTAAGCGTATTTTAACTAAGGATGAAGCTCTATCTGGGTGCTACGATTTATGGGTGCCTCCTATTGACGCTACTACTTCTAGTGGTTATCCTTTTTCTCTTGAAGGGGGAAAAGGAAAAAATATCTTTGTCAAGACTATTATTAACAAACATGTATTCACCCCTCGTGGAAGTGAGGTTGTTGACATTTTACTTGATAAAGTTGTTAAGAGTCAACCGTATGAAGTAATATGGATGGATGTGCTCAAAGACGAGACGCGTCCAATAGCAAAAGTATTGGCTGGTAAAACTCGGATTTTCTCCACTTGTCCTTTTGATTATCTTATCGTTTTTCGTATGTATTTTGGTGCGTTCTTTGGTTATATGCAAAGTCGCTGTTTAGATACCCCTGTGTCAGTTGGTATTAATCCGCATTCTATTGAATGGCAAAGCATATATGAGCATTTTCTTCATGATCCTGCTCGTGCATCTTTGTTAGCAGGTGATTTTAGTAAATTTGATAAACGACATTTGAAACCAGTGAGCAAGTTAATCATCGATTATATTAATCATTGGTATTCTGATGGTCCTGCAAATGCCCAAATTCGATTATCCCTAATGGAAAAAGTGTGGTATTCTAAGCATTTAATATTCCACTATTATTTCATGGTAATTGGTGGTATGCCTTCAGGATGTCCTTACACGGCACAACTAAATTCTATGTATCAGTTAATTTTGTGGTTGGTTGTCGTTACCCAGGATTTTAAATTGAGTCATGAAGCCATGCGTATTATTGTGTACGGTGACGATAATATTGTTTTATTGCCCATAGCTGGATTGAGGTGTTCGGACTTTGCCCCTCATTTTATGCGTAGATTTCATTTGGATTATACTCATTTTACCAAAGAGGAATCATCTTCTTTTGATACAATTAATACTATCAGATACTTGGGAAGATCGTTCTTTAAATATGGAAATAGAATTTTGGCTCCTCTGGAGTTGAGTACTATTTACGAAAGTATTTATTGGAAAAAGAATTCTCTCGAACCTGAACAACATTACCCATCTGTTGTATCAAACTACATTATGGAGCTTTCTCATTTTCCAGAGAGAATATTTGAGGAAGAAAAACAAAAGTTGTTTTCAGAACTTACACGCAAATTTGGAGCAAATAGCGTTAGTGTCTATACTAAAACAACTTATCCATACAAACTTTATCATATTAGACACTATATGACAAATCATTCCCAGATTTTGTCTTATCATGAGTCCGTTTTTAATTTCGAGACTCATAGCTCTGTTACATCCCATGTGAGATTGTCACATCCTACGAACTTAATTCCTGAAAATTATCAGATTCATCCGTCAGATAATACTGACATGACCACCAGAGGTGCTAAAGTTGTTACTACGACACAAGAAGTTCCTCTTGGTGACTACCAAGATGCTGCTCCTGTTACAGCAAGCTCAGTTAATTCTGAACTCTTACAGGCGCCATATCAAAACAACAACATGGAAATCTTTTCGCTTAGTGAAGTTTTAAATCGTGAATTCCTTGTAGCTTCAACTACATGGGGTACAGGTTCCGTTGCTAATACAACTTTGTTCACACTTGATTTTCCTAAAGTTTTGTTTGATCAAACATTTATCGCTGATAAGGTTAAGAATTTCCGTTACTTCCGTGCAGGAATTCGATTATCTATTCGCATTTCAGCCTCCCAATTTAATTATGGGGCAATCATGTTGGCTTATATTCCTGATTATGATGAGGATGCATATCATCCTGATCGCATTGGATACATTGCCCGTATGAGCGGTTATCCCCATGTGATAGTTTCCGCAGCTCAGAGTGAAAGTACTGTTTTTGATATTCCTTTTATCCATAGTCGTCGCGCTTTAGATATTATGACTTCTGGCACTTTTAATCGGAAGATGGGTAGTGTAATTTGTAAAGTTCTCACCCCTTTGACAAACATAAACGCTCAAATTACGAGCACACGTGTATTTGTTACTGCTCAATTTTTAGATGCTGAGTTATATGGTCCATTTCAGCCACAAAGTGCTAAAAGTGAAAGTACTCTTAAATCGTCTAAAGGCGTTATATCTTCATTTTTAGAGAAAACTGCTTCGGTTGCCTCTATATTAGGTACTGTTCCTCTCGTTTCTCACTACGCGAATTTATATAGTAGTGTGGCCAAGGATGCAGCATCTGTAGCACGTATTATGGGCATGGATAAACCTACTAGTTTGGCTAGAACTGATATTACTAAAGTTAATCCATTTAGCGACATTCCAAATTCTAAAGGAATAGATTGCTCCGTGAAATTAAGTTTAGATCCTGAAAATGGCATTAGCACCACACCAAATGTTGCTGGAGTTTCAACTGATGAACATATGATAAACTATATAGCTGGTACGCCGACGTTGTATAAAGTTGCCACTTTTTCTGAAACAAGTGTTATAGGATCGAGTATTGAATTATTTTCTACTGATCTGGACACAGTTGGTTCCACCGGTTCATTTTTGTACGCTCAAGAATTGTTTAAATATTTCCAATATTGGTCTGGTAGTTTCAAACTTAAAGTTTATATACATGCTTCTAACATGCATGCAGCTCGACTAGTGTTTTATTTAAACCCTACTTCAACAGCGACAAATGCATGGCAGTCTTGTTATCACATGGTTGTTGATGTACAAGGAGATACTGAGGTTGAATTAAGTGTTCCATATTTTCCGCACACTGTTATAGCTGATGCTAATGTTGGAAATACTAAATTGTTCGTCTCTTTGGTGTCATATTCGCAACCTACTCCTGGTGTTGTTACACCCATTTATCTCAATTGCTATGGTGCCATGGGTTCTGATTTTGAGTTATATGCTCCTGTAGATAAAATCTTTTCTACGACTTTTATTCCTCAGTCTAATCCGCGTTTGGACTTTCAAAAGGATTTTCCTTATATTCATCCAAGTATGACTGGTTACAAAACTTCTGGTTTCGTTATTGGTGAAAGAGTCACTACCATAAGAGATTTGATGCACAGATATCAACCTGTTGGACCTGTTGGAGTCGGTACCAGGTTGTTTCCTCGTCCGACTTATTGTGGTCGTGGAAATTTAGGTACTGGATTATTTATTGGACTAGAATCATTAGGTTTAATGTTTCGTTATTACCGTGGTTCTGTTCGATTTAAAATATTACAATTGGATGAACTTTCTAGATCTGTCCTTGTTTTTAGACAAGATACAGGTGCAGCCACTAGTGCTTTTACCGCCTCATCAAGTTCCAACCCCTTGGTAGAATTTGAGGTTCCCTGGTACGAGAAAGCCTTATATTTGAGTACTTCTCAGAACAATGAACCTCAGTACACCATTGCTCAACCGAAAGGTGATGCTGTTTATGAGGTTAAGGCCGCGGGAGATGATTTCTCTTTTCATTTCCTATGTCCTCCACCTTTAACCGATAACCCCTCTAATGCCTTTGTTGGGGTTTCCGGTGTTGTGAATTATTTTGCGCAAGCAGTGTAATTTCACTTTTTCTTATTTTTTCTTTTCCACCTAATGG